CCGCCAAACAACCCGCCGATGGCCCCGGCTACGCCGCCGAGATTGGATAGCAGCCCGCCCAGCGCGGCGATCACTTTGTTGATGCCGTTTTCGATCACTGTCCGAATGAGAGACTTGGCGATCTGCTTGCCGAGTTCCTCAAACTTCTCACCCACCTTGCCGCCGCTTACGATGATGTCGGCCAGGCCGCGCGACAGGTCGGTAACAATGGTGGAGACCTGCCGGGAGATGGCCTGCTGCGTTTTTTTCCACTCGCCCGCCGTGTCGCGCGACAGAATCTTTATCATCTCGGCGTTGCGCTTGGCGGAACGCGCCTGCTCCGCGCCGGCCAGAGCACCGTCGTCCCGGCGCGGCTCGCCGGTCATAATTAGCTGGCCCAAGTCTAGGTTCCGCGCCGATGCCGCCGCAAGCTGAATGTCGCCGATCGCCATCATGGCCCGCTCACGCGCAAGGTCAAACGAATCGGCGACCTCTAGTGTCTTCGGGCGGATCGCGCCGAGGCCGTCGATCAGCTTTAGGTACTCCTGGCCTAGCGCTTCGGTGGCGCGTTGCAGGTCGACGGATGACACCTTGCCCTGCTCGTAGGCGACCTGGATACGCTCCACCGCCGTCCGGGCGAGCACAAACGACCCAATGACGTCCGTCGTATTCACTACGCCCAGCCGCTCAAAGCTGTTTGCGAGTTGATCGACGACTGGCTTCAGCTTGGTCTTTTTGTCGGCAAGCTCCATGGCCGCTTTGGCCCCAGCCAAATACTGATCGACTAGCTTTTCGGCGTCAGTTTTCGCATTCGCCATAGGCTTGGCGTTTTTTTGCAGTTCGCGCTGAATCAAAATCAGGCCTTTGTTGAACTCATCAAGCCCAATCTTGCCGCTGCGGTACTTGGCCTCTAGCTCGCCGACTGCCTTTGACTTTCCACGAAGATGCTTAACAAGGTTTTCCGTGGAATTGCTATAGATCAGATTGCTTTGATTGAGGTTTTGTTCAGCGGCATATAGATCATAATGGGCAGCGATCAAAACACCAATGCCGACGACGGCAGCAGCCGCAGCAGCCGAAAACACGCCGAGCGCAATCGCTGCCTGAGTTGTGCCAGCCGCCACTCCGGCCATGGCCAGTACTTGTGCGCCAAGCGCAGAGCCAAAAGCCCCTATCGCGCCGATCGCCGCGACAATCAAGGTCCGCAGCTTAAACAGTCCGGCCATGACCGCGCCAAGTTTTTCTATGACGCTCCCCAAGACAAATATTGCGGCAGGAATAGCAGCGCCAAACGCAACCACCTCAACCGTAGCCTTCTTCGTGCTGTCCGACAGGCCGTTAAAACCAATTGCCAAGTTCTTCGCGCTTTCAACTGCCGGGTTGATAAAGTCCGCCAGGACCATCTTGCCAATTGGCAGCAAAGCCTTGCCAAGCTCTGCCGCTGTTTGGGCCGTTGCTTCCTGCAGATTCTCAAACGCAGTCTTAGCCCCCGCCGTTGCCCTCTCGCTCTTCCCAAGCTCGGCAGTAATAATTCGAATAAACTGCTGAGAGCTAATGCCCATTTTCTCGAAGACTTTGGCTGGATCACCAATCGCCGCCGGTCCAAACTTTTCCTTGATGATCGCGGCAATCTGCGGGATACGCTCGATGATCGGGTCTAGGTTTTCTTTCGTCACCTTTCCCGCCGCGCCCAGCTGCGAAAGCTGCTTGATAACCTCGCTAAAATCTTCCTTGCCGCCACCAACTACGGCCAGGGCGTTCCCCAGCTCCATCATGATTCGACGCGATTCATCGGCGCTGTTGCCGAGCACCTGCAGCCTGATTGAGCCCTTAACGGCGTCTTCCAGATTCAGGCCGGGTAGCTTTGCCACCTCTTTGAGCCGCTCCATTTCCTCGGCGGCCGCCTTGGTGGACTTCATGGTAGCGGCTAGGCCGTTTCCCAGCGATTCCATCTTGGCAGCAGCAGCCAAAGCCCCCGCCGCCACCCCTGCCAGTGGCGCAGTTATGCCAATCGACAACGCCTGCCCGGCCTGCGCCACGTCCGCACCGAAGCGCTTGATTTTATTCAGGCTGGCGTTGACCTTCTTATCGAAGTCGTCCGTCGATGCCCCGATGCGAACGATCAGGTTGCTGAGAACAGGCATTAGCGGCGACCTCGCGCCTTAGCCGCCGCTTCTTTCGATGCCTTTTCCTGCTCCTGGTGCTTCATGTCCAGATACGCTCCCCATTCGGAAAACTCGCTCGATGACATCGTCGCCAACAACTGACCAACCGTCATGTGTAGGTGCTCGGCGAGCGCAAATGCAAACTTACGCTCGCCGGTTAGTTTTTTGTGGCTTCAGCCGCCGCGTTCTCGGTTAGGCCAGAGATGCGGCAGATTTCCGTTACAACGCGGTCGATCACGCTGCCGGACATCTTTAGCAGCGAGTCTTGGTGGGCCTGCTCGAACACCGGCTTACCCGTCTCTGGGTCAAACGCCGATGCGATCAACAGGCGCACCATGGCAAGCGCCGGAGTGCGCTTCGCATCTTCGCCGAACCGGATGCGTTGGCCAGCATCCATCTCAGTAATTCCGATCTTCGCGTCCCACTCGGGCACGTCGATGACTTCAGTTTTCAATTGCACCGCTAAGATGCGGTCGGCAAGAGTCTTCATACCTAATAGTCTACGATTCCGATCGTCGAAAAAGATACGTTCTCACGAATGATCTCGTTTTCGCCGACGCTAATACCGACCGACGATTGCGACGCGCCAAAACGCCAACGGACGGTGTTCGAGAAGTCGGCGTACAGGTCGATCACGTAGTAGCTGTTGGCGTTGGTCACAAAGTACGCGTCGTCGTAGAACCGGCCGAAGGTACAAGTACCCTCGCGCTGCACCACGGCCCGCGACTTCCAGGCGTCGCCAAATACCTGGACCTCTTCAAGCGTCGGCGTAATGTCTAAGGTCCAGTCGGTGCCCTGCGCAGCTTTTGACAACGTCAGGAACGAGCCGGTAATCGTAATAGCGCCAGCAGGCGTGTAGCTCGGGAAAACAATCTTCCCGTTGCCCCAGGCAACTTGGTAGAGCGCCGGAGAAACCGTCGTAACGCCGTCAAGGACGGTCAGCGAGTCGTTGGGGTTAATCGCCCGGCGGGCGGCCAGCGTGATCTGGTAGACGCCGCCGCCCAATGCGGTCGTCGCCTGTCCGGTCATGCTGGTGCCCGAGCCGGTAGCGAGGTAAATGTCTGCGTTGCGGCCTGCAAGAACTGCCATAAGGCCTCCTAGGTGTAGCTGAGCGCGCCGCTGCCGGTAAAGGTGTAGCTGGCAGTCACCAGCCCGTTCTCGCTGGCATTGAGCGACGCCTGGACAAAGGCAGTGCCGCTGTAATAGTTGGTGCCGTTGATGTAAAACCGCGCCGAGACCGTCGTGCCGCCCAGAAACGCCGTACTCAGCGCCACGTGGCCGTTGGTGTCGGCGTTGTCGAAGCGGCCGCTTGCCGTGCCGCTAAACTCGCGGATGGTAGCAGTCCTTTCCTTCCAGGTGTCGCCGAACGACTGGGTCTCTTCGAGGCCGGTAGACACGTCCAGCGTCCATGTGTCGATCTCTAGCACTGTGTTGGTGGTGAGTCGAAAACTGCCTGCGTTGCCAGCGAGAATTGCCATATGTGCTCCTTAAACGTCGTGGATCATGTCAAATTCCACAACCGTTGCGTAAAGTTTCTTGTCTGTTTCGAGCGCGTCTTCGTACTCGTTTCTGCGCCCGTTCAAATGCGTGCTGCGAACTGTGAGGCCGCTGGCCATCGTGATGGCCGCTTCCTGACCCATAATGGCGGTGTAGACGATGTCGGCGAGGTCGTCGCTGGCCTTGCCATTGCCCTGCGCCATGCAGTAAAAGTTGATCGGCCGGCGCGTTGCCGTCGGATTCGCCCCGATGGAATGAAACTGCTGGTCGTCAATCATCTCCACCACGATGCACGGGTACTTAGTCGCTCGGCCTTGGTCGGCGTGCGCGTCGTATACCCGCGTGCCCACCAGCGCCGTCACAGGTGCTTGCGTCTGCAAATACTTGTACAGCGCCTGGTAGAGCCTCATGCGGCCCTCGCAATCGCCTCAAACGCGGCCTTAGCGCGGGCTTCGATAAGTCGCTTGATCTGCAGGCGCTTGGCCTTGATCGAGTCGCGAAAAAAGAACGCGGGCCGTGCGCCAGGGTGCTGGATCTTCGTGCGGACTTGGTCGCCGAGCCGCGCCAGCCAGCTGAACGCCGCGCCGCGAATGCGCATTTTTTTTTCCTGAATCGTGCGAGCCTTGGTGCCAAACTCAACCATGAAGGCGTGCGGCGCCAAATCCTTCAACGTAAACGTGTAGGCCTGCAGAAAAAATTTGTACTTGCGGCCTTTGGCCGACTTGACCGACTTTTTCAGATCCCCAGGATTACGGATCGCGCCAAAGCGATGAGTCGGATAAGGCGCAACCGGAGCCCGGCGCTCGACTTCATCTTCGAGCATGCGCGCACCCTGCAGAATGGCGTCTTGCAGGGCCGGGCCTTCGGCTGTAGCCATGAGCTTCTGGAACTGCTGCGTCAGTTCGTCGAGGCCCTCGACTTTGATGTTGCGCGCCCGTGCCATTAGATCAGCACCTCCAGCGCTTGCATAACAAGCATCTCGTTGCGCTCATCGGGGTTCAGGATCGTGCGGATGTTAAAGTAGCGAGCCTTGCCCGTCTTCTGGTCGACGTACTTCACGCGCATCTCGGGCTTCAGATCCTCGATGTACCGTAGCCGGATCGTGTGGGTAAGGTCGGCCATGACCTGCCGCGCCGCGAAAAACTCGCGCCCGTTGCCGGTCTCGATACTAGCCCAGGTCGTCGCGTACTCGGTCCAGGTGTCTGTCCGGTCGCCGTTGGCGTCCACGGCAATCGTCGGCTCTTGAATGATGATTAGATGTCGCAAGGCGCCTGCTTTCATAACCACACCCGAAACGGCGCAATCAGCGCCGAGACCGCAAACGGCAGTTCCTTTTCGTCAATCGCGGAGGTCGTGCCGATGATGACCGCTTCGCGATGCTCGTAAAAATGCGCCGCCAACATACGAATCGCCTGGCGCAGTTGATGCGGTACCTGTGTCGGCAGACCGTAGCCGCACGTAAACTGCACTTCAATTGGGTCCGTGTTGCGGAGCGTGTCGGTAGGCCAGTCTTTCTGGTATTCCAGGACGATGGCCCCCGGCGTCCGCGCCGTCGATACGCCATACTCGGTTGCCGCAAACGTCCGCTGTGTGCCGGTCGAGTCGGTGTACTTGACGTGCGCGACCGACACCAGCGGCGAGTACGGCAGGTGGATAATGCCGCTGCCTGGAAAGCAGTCCATGAAAAGCTTCCAGGTCTGCGTCAAGCAGCGGCGGTTGGTAATCGTTTCGATATGGTCGGTTGCCGCGAACAAATACGGCTCCAGCTGCTCTAGCGGCTGGCCCATGGCGCGGGAGTGCGCTTCGAGGTCAGCCGCTTCGAGCGGGTAGCCGGTCGGGCCGGTCACTAGCTGGAGACGTAAATCCATGTGTTAGGCAATCTCGGTTGCGGTAGCAGATCCGCCGAAGCGCGGGCCAGCCAGAGCGATAGCGATGCCGCCCAAAACAGGCGAATCGACAACCTCGACGCATTTGAGCCGGACGCAATGGTAGCCGCTGGCTTGCAACTCCTCGACGTTGACCTGAATCGCGTACATCTGGCTGCTACCAGCGGTCGTGGTAAAACCGGCCGCCGCGCGGGTCGTCATCGCGCCCTGAATGTCGGTCGACGTGATGGACTTGCTGAGAAAGCCCACAGCGCTGGTGTTGGTCGGGACGAAGTCGTCACAGGCCTCGACAGTGATAGTCGAAGTGCCAGTTGTGCCGACGCCCTTGTAGACAAGAAAAATGGCGCTTTCATGATTTTCCAGACTCACGACGTCCGAAGTAACTGTGCCCGCGAAAGCGTCGGCCACGGGATCGAGTCCCTTGACAAAGTGCAAATTGTTCAATAGTTCATAGCGAGGCATTATGGGTCTCCTTCGTGCGGGCGACTTGCGCCGCCCGCTCCGGTGTTATGGGTTAGGCGCGGGCCGCAGTCGTCACGAAGGGCGACAAGGAATTCGGACCCTTAAACGCAGTGATAGGCTGCTTAACGCTGCTCTGGCCGTTGGCGTCGAAGCTCCACTTGAACGTCATCTCGTCAAAGATGAACCGAACGTGCATCGACTGCGCGGCGCGAAGGCCGCCCTGCGTAATCATCACGTACTTGCTCATGTTGGCCAGTACGATATCCCCGGCGTCGCCGAGCGTCTCGGCCTGCTCAACAACAATCACGGGGAAACCAAAGAAGGTGCCGTACTGCATGGAGCCAACTGCGCTGTTGTTCGGCAAAAACACCGGCTGAGTCCCTACGGTCAGCAGCGGGAATTGGCCGATCGTGTCCGGGTTGCAAAACCAAGCAATGCGGTCGCCGGGATCGCGCAGCAGGCGAGAAAGCATGGCCGTAGCGTTTTCGATGACGAAGGTGTCGGCGGTCTGGCCGGACTTCTTGGCAACCTGCACGAGCAACTGCGCGCCGTAATTCTGCACGCTGAAGCCGAGAGGCATACCAGCACCGTTGCCGCGCCAGATAGCGTCATCCAGTTTAAACGCAATTTCGGAAGCGAAGGCGTTTTCCAGCACCGCGCCCATGGCCGTTGCATTGCGGAGCAGGCGCTCCGTCGCATACGTCAAACACTTCAGCGATTCCAGCCGCAATTCGTGGCGCGAAAATTTGGGCTTGGTAGCCGTCGGCGCGTCAGCTTCGCCGGTCCAGTACGCCTGGACGCCGCCCCAGCGCGAGCCATTCGCGCGGCTCGTCTCGTCGATGTACGGCAGGTCGATGGAGTCAGACCCTTCGTCCATCGGGATCTCGTTCACCAGCGGGAAGATTCTAGCCGTTTCGCGCGCCCGCCGCAGCAGCAGGTCCGAAAACGGCTAGAATCTTCCCGCTGGTGAACGAGATC